TAGACCCGTAGTTGTTATTTCAATACTTTGCTTCGTCGACCAACCTGTACCTACTGCAGAGGCACCAGCAGTGTAAGCTAAAACAGGTTTTGTGGTAGCGCAGTTAGCAATCTTTAATGTTGTCACGTTCAAATCGTCGATATGGGCTGTCTTAACTATAAGATTTTCTAGGGTGGCATTTGCCGCAGTCAAAGCATAAGTAGCAATAGCATCAGCTAAAATAGAACCTGTATAAATCTTCCCGCCATCAATGAAGGTAAGGTGTCCAGTTTTTCTCCAAACCGCCAGCATTTTTGCAAAAGTCCCATCAACCAGACTGTCTACGGATTTTTCGTTAAGATTAGCAAGACTAATATCGCCCTGATGGCTGCCAGTTTTATCTGCCCCCGCTTCAGCCGGTGCGTTCATCAATCCAAGGGCGTTGATACCACTTATGATAATCTGAGCAGCTGTAAGCGTTCCAAGCTGAACAATTCCACCATGTAACAATTGAATAGGAATAGCTGAATGAGCCACTCCAGCCGTGTTAGTGCAGACAATCCAACATCCTGGTGCGAGTGCTACCGTGTTGTCATTGGTATGCCTGAAGGAAGTGCTCTGAGCAGGATCCCAATAAATGTAGGTATCGGTCGTACTAAAATCACCGAGAGTGATCTCGTAAGCTATTCCTTTGTATCTAAAAATGATAGGCTCGGTCGCGTCAGTCTTAGACCACGAAACTGTATCACCGCCACTACCTGTCCAAGTACAATTACTTGTCCACGGAATGTCAAAACTAAGTTGTGGTACAGCCATCGTGTTAATCATCTCTATAACTTCTTCACGAGTCACAGGACGTGTGAGCGGACAGGCAGGTTTAGACCAAATATAATTCTGGTCAGGATTATCCGGCACCATATCATCAGCGGTGAACAAATTCGCATCGTAAGTCTCAACTGTAATGTCCCAGTAGTTGTTCGCTGTAACATCCATCTTGATGATACGGCGTTTTTTTATATCACCGTCCACACCGGTAGCTACCATATAGTTCTTCTTTGGCGTTACTTCCCAAGTTGTTGTAATAGTGACAACCTTATCTGCAACCGACAATATAGTGTAGCTGTTTGTGCGCACCTTTTTAAGTGCTTCGTCATAACTTTGCAGCCATAACAATTCACCTGCTTCAGCTGTACACGTGCGGTCTAGTTTTACCTTGTTATTAGCACTGCTGCTTCTCACCCTATAGCTTTCACCCCAGTCCGGTACTTTGCACTGGAGACGAATAACCTCACCCAAATGATAGCGGAATGCTTCTCTGGCTTGTCTAAAATTGTTAATGTTTCTAATCAACTCGTTCCGTTTGAGCAGGTGGTTGGCAAGATGAATAGCAGTACCTCTGGTAGTTATACCAACACCTTCGATAGAGACTATTCTGGTGTACCGTCCAGCACTCTCGTTCGATAATGTAGCAGGCATACGCTCATAGCCTTGACGTGAGTCTTGAAAGAAAACTTCTGCTTTACCAGCAAGCTCATCTTTCTCAGCCCAAGCGTTTTTCCAGCTGCGAGCCATTGTATTATCCATCGTGACCAAGCCAGCAATCTCGTTAACCGCTTTATCAATCCACCCTGTTAAGACATGCCCTCGCCAGTAAAGAGATGCTCTACCAACATTGGCAATCTCTTGAGCAAACTCCCATACAGACGTATGAAAGTCGAGTATGGTGTCACATGCTATACGGTCTTCAGTTCCACCGTAGCCATCTTGGACTTGAGCGGAACAGAACTCTGCCCAATTATAAAAAAATGTAAGATCCATGTGTGCAGGGCTTATGCCTTCGTAAAACTTAACCTCGAAGTCGCCACCACTATTACCATCTCCTGAGATAACAGGTTGCGTGAATGCATCATACGTAACCCAGGCACGATTCCTGGAATACTTGATTGTCCACGTAGTACCATCCCAAACTCGTATAAGTTTGTCCTCACGTATGACTTTTACATCGAGACGGCCGTGAAGATGTTCTGTCGCAACTGCTCTTATACCGACTAATGCTTTACCAGGATATGTAAAAGCAACATCTATAACTTCACGGACACTACGAATAGTAACATCATTAACATGACGCTCAGCGGGTCCTGTCGTATTGGTAACCTCTAAATCATATTGTTTACCACGTTCAAGAGGATCAAGTTCAAGTGCAGCTAATTGTTCGTTGACCTTATACAACTTGAACAGCGGATTTGTTTGTACGCCAAAAATAGGTTCATTAAAAATTATATGCCACTCGCCTGCAGGATGTACTCGAATGCGAACCTTGATTCCACACCCTGACCAATCCATACCACCGCTCTTATGATATCTACGAAGACCACCAGGCCACAATAGTGTATATTCCAGGTCATCAAAAAAATCGTTGGGTGTGGTAAAGGTTATCGGCTCGTTTAATAGGAGTGGGTTATCTAACTCATGCTCCAGCTTTGGCTTGTCAAAGCCGGTCATACAGGTTTGATTCAGCGTGCCGAAACGTTCTTGTACATCTACACTGGTAAAATTAGATAAGGGCTGGTCATTAAGAAAAACTTGCTTCACACCGTCAACTTCAACAACACCTTTCGTAGGACCATCACAGTGCTCAACAATAAGATATAATTTCTCACGATTATCAACAATGCCTGTCCATTTCATAACGATGTTGCCGTGATGCATGTTCTTGCCATAAGCTCTAGGACGTGCAATACCTTCCTGCTGTGTTGAGTGTGGATTCCAACTACGACTTTGTGCATCTGGAGTAACTCCTATATCCGCCTCTGGCATCTCTGGTGCAAACAGTTTACCGCCTAAATAAGAAAGTCCCCAAGTAACAGCAACATAGGCAGCAACCGCCAACAATCCTGTAAGACCAAGAAATTGTATTACTGCTAACATTTATCATATCCTCACCGCATTAGGGTCAAGTCCTATTGATGCACCCCAATGAACTGCATTTCCTTTAGCATAACAGTCTTCGAAAGTACCTGTACATGTAGTGTCCGCATGCTCAAGAGGGAGTTGACATCTCGGTCCTTTGAAAAGACTGGGCGTTGCTAACGGACATACCTTCGAACTATACGACCATAATGGAATACGCTGTGTTAGTGGGTTGGGTATGCCGAGAGCGAACGTTACCCATTCATAATTACTCCCTGCCGTCAATATATCGTATGTGGCTTCAAGCTCACCAACGGTGTAGTCAAGATATTTTTCGTTTGTTCTTATAAGTTTTATTGTTCCATTCGCACATCCCTTAGTCGCATTGACAATACCCTCCAAAATACAGTCAGGGTTTCGTGCTATCTGCAATTGAATACGTGGAATTGAACTATCACCAGAAAAAGATTGCTTGGGTGGATTGAAATTACCCTTTATAAACGACTTGCCACTGTAAATAACATCCTCAGTATTACGAGCTATCCTCTGTGTAGTCTGCGTAGGTACAACAATTTCAACCAACCACAACCACGCACCACTCGCATAAGGGTCAATTAAATCCTTGTGCATGAAGGGAGGTATTTTAACATACCATCTTATCAAAACACCTGTGACAACACTTTTGATAGCAACTACACCAGTGAATAATTGAATGCCTATGTGGGTCAATTCGCCAGTAACGGTACTGCTAATTTCAACTACCCCTACAAACTCTTTGACACCTATGCTGATTAACTCACCAACAACAGTACTGCTGATGGCAACCGTACCACTCAACTGTTTCTCACCTACTCTAGTTAGCTCACCAACAACGGTGCATTCAATAATAACTGTGCCTGCTAAATGGCGAGTAGCTTTTATCTGACCACTGGTAGTACTCTCTATGGCAACTATGCCAACAAACTTTTGACTGAATTTTATGCTGCCACTGGTAGTACTTTTGATTGCAGAAGTGCCTGCTAATCCACAATCACGTTTTATGTTGCCAACAACAGCACTTGCGATAGCAACAATGCCACTTAGTTTTTTGCCACGTTTCAATTCGCCAGTAACGGTACTTTCAATTACAACCGTACCAACAAATTCTCTTACT